ATTTGTTCCATCAACGCCATCAACACCGTCTGTGCCATTTGTACCATTTGTTCCATCTGTACCATTTGTACCATCTGTGCCATTTGTACCATCTCCATCCCCCCTGGATTGTCCTGATCCTTTTTGTTGGTGTTCTAAATAAAAAAGATATTGTAAATGGGGAAGGTAGTTATTTTTGATATCATCTATTATAGAAATAGCTTTTTGTGAATCTTCTGTTTCTGGCATACTTTTCTTTATTATACATACATTTTTTATTTTACATAAAAACTTAAAAAAATTTATTTAATTAAACTTGCTAATCCAACCAATAATAACAAAAATATTAACAATACTGCAATTATCCATTGGTATATATAAATGATTTCACGTCGATTGTCTTCACTACATTCACATTCAATTTTTTTCAATTTATAGATGTATGAAATAAGTGCTATTAAATTCATTATTCCCAAAATAATTTGAATTCCACTTAGATATATCATATATATTGGTAATTCAAAAGAGAAAACAGTTCTTAAAAGAAAAATAGTTACTGATAGACAAATATTGAAAATAGTCCAATATTTAATATACGGTGTTCTCCAATCTTCACTACATTTACACTGAATATCATCAAGTTTTTGAATCCATGTCACCACAAAAATATTCATAGCCAATGCAAATAAAAAGAAAGGTAATCTTATTAAATGTGTAGTTTTCGGTTGTTCCAAGATTTTCTTCATTGTCTGTGTCTATTTATCATAAATATTTTTTTTTAATATCGTTTCAATCACTTGAATCACTTTTTTCACTCTCTTCATCTTCGTAAATAACTGTATACAAAATATTTTCAATATCATTATCCGTAATGTTATATTTTTTTGGAGAACAATACAACGATCCGGATGGAGTGTCCATTTTTGTAGGATAATCATTAACAATTTCTACGTCAAGATCAATTAAAGATAATAAATATTCTATTTTTTTTCTTTCTTTTTCATTATTGATGTAATATACTACTTTTTTATTATCATAACAAATAATAATCCTGTCGGCATTTGATGACATATAGAGTTTTTCAGAACTAAAAAATACAAGAAATAAATGGTCGAAATCAACGGATTGGATTGGTTTCAAAATAGGTTTCGGTAACAATAATGAATTATTTCCACAAGTTTCATTAAACATTGGATTTGAAAACTGTGAACACAATGAAGTTTTAATCAAAGGTTTATAATTTATAAATCTATTTACATTAAAAAATGCATCAACAAATGAAATCATAATAAGAAAAAATAAAACTCGGTTCATCATAACATATAATACTATATGTTCTTTTTGTTTATATAAATACTCGAATTTCATTTAAAAATATATTGTGAAAATACAAATGGAATGCTTTTATACCTGACAAATGAAATTATTGAAGTTATTTCTAATAATTTATGTCTCAAACACTTGTTAATATTGAAAACATCACATACTTCATTTGAAAATATTTTGGATAACTACAAAATTGCACATTTTCTGCATGAATATAACGTGAATCAATTAATAGAAAATAGTCATTTTACAAACTCCTTGTTTTTTCAATATGCTGAAAATATTGATAAGGATACCATGTCCAATTTCAAAATACAACGAGTTTTTGATAAAAATCAAAGCGATGTTATCAACACAATATACTTGTTTCAAATTTTAATGAGATTTGTGAAACATAAAAGGAAAGGACAATTTAAATTATTGATTACATTTCGTATGATACAATTTATCAAAACCTTCTACGAGAATTATAATCCAAAATGTTTTGAAACTTTCGAAATATTTTTTAATATTCTAAAATATAATTATGAATATGCATGGGAATCGTACGATTTCAATTTGTATGAATTGTATATAAGTATCAACAATTTTTTGAAACAAAAAAGACCATACGAATCAAAAGCAATTTTAGATAAGTTAATAAACAATTTGAATATTACAAACAGTATTATATAGTATGAGGGATACCATGTCCTTTTTGATTACAAAATTATCAAGATTGTCGAGGATAATAACATGATTTTTCCTGATAAATTCAATGCTGTTGAACAAATTTTTATATTTATTTTCAAGTTCTTTCACCGTTTTGTTATTACAATTATTTTTGAGTATTTGTTCAATATTGTAATTGTTCATATTTCCGACATAATTATGAATGAACGTAATTATGAGATCATCTTTTAATTGTATGTCAAAGAATGATTCGAAAAATATCTCAATAAATAGGTTTATATTTTGATCACTGTATTTTGAAATATGTTTTTTTGAAGAAATATCAAATATTATCATATCATTATAACGAAATGAATATAATTCTTCATATCATTTTTTATCATAATTTTAAAAAATGATATATTGATTATGAATTCACTCATACAATGCTAACTCATATATTTCATATATCAGATATTCATATAAGAAATGGCGATCGTAGACAATGTCGATATGACGAATATTCACAAGTTTTTCAAAATTTATTCATATCTTTAAAACAAAACATCAAGAGATTGAAATTGAAAAAGAATGATTATCGAATAATTGTTTCGGGAGATATATTCCATAACAAAAACAATGTCGGAAACTATGGTTTAATGTTATATAAAGAGTTTATAGAAGGTTTGACAAATATTGGTAAAACAATATTATTTCATGGAAATCATGACAAAAGTCAAAACGATATCAACCAACCATCCTTAATATCATCGACGATGTTAATTGAAAACTTACATATCCTTGAACGAACAACAAGTTTTATAATAGACGACGTGTGTTTTTCATATGTTAGTGTAGACGATACACTGGATTCGTATAAAACATGTGGTAGAATTGATAATTTGCCAAAATTTCCACAAATGGAAGCCAAAAATAAGATAGCTATGTTCCATGGGACATTTGGAAATGTTTCTTTGTATAATGGGACATCTGTTTCGGAAGAACATCGCCCATATCCTTTTAAATGGATACAAGATTTCGATTTTGCAATATTAGGAGATATTCATTTGAGACAAACTGGTATTTATGGTAAGACACTGTGGGGATATTCGGGTTCATTACTCCAACAAAACTATGGAGAAGACATATTGGGACATGGGTATATGATATGGGATATTGAAAATAGAAAAACAGAAAACATCGACGTTTATAACGATTATGGTATGATAAATATTAAGCAATATAATAATGAAATCCTTATAAGAAATCGAGGAAAGTATGAGAATATTATCGAATTTCTGAACAATAAATGCTTTCCGAAAAATATAGAAATAAAGGTTTATTCAACGATTGATCTCGACTTATTAATAAATATATTAAAGGAAAAGGAAATAGAATTTAATATTGTCAGTCATATAATCGAAAAAAGACACAATCAATGTGATAAAAACGAAATTGAAGATCTCTATGTTAATAAAGATACTGTATTAAACTATTTCCAAGATCACTTGACAAAAGATCAACAAACGATATTAATAGAAATATTAAATAATTACGATTCATTATACTTTGATATCGCAAAATATCCCGATGAATTGCACGAAGAATGTTCCAAAAAAAATAAAGAAATATCACAATATATATCAAAATGCGTTGATAATGGTGAACAAAAACTATTGAAACCATTTACTATTAAATATCTGGAATGGAAAAATATTTATTGTTATCAAAACTTGAATTACATTAATTTATCGAATGTATATAATAGTACATTTCTTATATCAGGCGATAATGGTACTGGCAAGACTGCTATATTTGATATTATAACAACTGGTATATGGGGAGAAACTACATCTTCGAGGAATGGACATGTTGGGCAAAGCATTATAAATAATAGTTATAATTCTGGATACATCGAGATTCATATCGAAGTTGGTGATATAGAATATATTATAAGACGTAATTACAATAAAGGTCAAAATGGTATTATAAAAAAGGTGTCGATTTTTCATAATAATACACTTTTGAAAAAAGAAAATGCAGCAAATGAAGTGATAAAAGAACTATTTGGTACAATAGATGAATTTCTCACATCATCAATGATAACACAATTTGTAGATAATGATATATTAAAAATGAATTATAAAGAATGTATATCAATTATCGATAAAGCAAGTTCGTTGGATTATATTTATAATCTATATACCTTGTTCAAAGGTTGTTTGAATAAATACAAGGATTTTTATAAAATTCTATTCAATAGACGATGCGTTTATGAAAAATTAATTATTAAAGATGATCAATTCAATACGGGAGAATTCGTTGAAAAATGTTTGAATTTAAATCAGGAAAGAATAAAATTGGAGGAAGAATATGATAATATTAACATTACTTCGAAATATGATAAAAATGAAATTTATGCTTTCAATTACAAGGAAATGTTATCAAAAAACACAAACCAACTTACATCATATGAATACACTCAAATTGCAAAAATAAATCAAAACTTATATGAAAGATTGAGTCATAATTCCCGAAGTCAAATTTATGACAAATCATTATTATATAATGATACTATGGTGATGCAAGAATCTACGGTCAAACCTTGTGAAAAACAATTTATCGAAAGTGAAGAAATATTTCTCCAGGATTATGATCGAAGTCAGTCAATCTATTTAGATGATTTTGAAGTTACAAAACAAAAGAAAGATGATATTGATACTCAAATTTTCGATTTAATGAAAAATAAACCTGAAAAAATCTCAAAACCAAAATATGATATTGATTTTATTACCCAATTTGTTGCAAAGTATTATAATACAGTTGTTGATGATCTGAAAGATTATTTCAGTGAAAACATTAATGTTTCTGTTTTAGAAACTGAGATTTCATTGGAAGATTATCAAATTGCTCAAAATAAAGTTAAATATCTGATAGAAGAAATAGAAAAGAAGAAAGATTGCTTGAATTATGAGGAAAACAATTTGAATCAAAAATATCAAGAATATACGAATCTTTACAAAATAAATGTTCAAAAACCAGACAGCACTTGTCGATACAAAACAAGTAAAGGGATATCAAAACAAATAAAGGTGTATGATGAGAAAAATTTACATTTACAATTTGATAATCTTACGGAGAAAAAAAAGAATATGAGTTTATATTTAGAAGAGATAAATGATAATGAAAATCAAATCATACGTCTTGAAAACGAATTGACAATATATGTTCAAGATGATAACTATAAATACGATCCGTGTTGTATTTATTGTTGTAACAGACCATGGGTTATTCGTATGAATGAAATAGAAAAGGAACTTATTTCTCTCAAATCTAAATACAAAGATAAAAATGAATTCAAGATAGAATATGATAAAGTCATGAAAGAATATGAGAATCTATACGAAGAGATAACAAGATATAACATTTTGAAAGATTGGTATACTTATTACATTTTTGAAGAAAAACATAATAAAATACAAAAGGACATTGCATTGAGCAAGGGTGAAAAAAATAGACTACATAACGAAATAAATGACATGGAAAAGGATTTCAAATCAAATAAAGATATTTGTGAAAAATTCCTTGTTCAGTCGTCTTGTATATATAAAATATGGAATGATATTATCGATTATGACAAATATGTATCCTGGAACTCTTTATATCAAAGAGTAATCGAACAAAAGTCTATAATCGATGATGATTATGATAAACATTTCAAATACATAAAGTACGAACCAAGGTATCTCAAACTTCAAGAAATGAAAGAAAAATATTTGAAGTGGGAAAATACTGAAAAGAACAATGAAATTATAGCTTGTTATGAATATCAAAAGAATCAAGAACTTATCAGTATATATAACGAGATGATAAAGTGTATTGAATGTTTAGAAATCAAGGAAAAACTTGAGAGGAAAAAAGAAATAATAGAGAAAAACAAGAAAATAAATGATCAAATTCAATTTTATCAGAAAGAGATCATGAAATATGAAACCCTTAATAAAACAAATGAAAGGAATGTTAAAGAATATACGATATATAATGATAAAATGAAGTCTATTGAAAACATCATAGACATGATAGAGATAATAATAAATAAATTCAAATTATATCGAATTGATTTGTATAAGTCTATCATATTGAAGAAGTTGGTAAAAAATGCAAATGATTACATAGAACAGACTTGTCACGTTGAATGTAAGAAATTTGAGCTTGATTATGTCATAACAGATATCAAGGATAATATTCATATAAATTGGTTAATCAAAAATGAAAACGGGACAAATGGTATACATCAAGCATCTGGATTTCAGAGATTTGTGATTTCAATGGCATTACGCATGGTATTATTTCAAAGTAGGAGATGTAATCAGATATTCTTTGACGAGGGGTTTACAGCGTGTGACAAAAATAATATGTCAAATGTTCCTTCATTTTTGAAAGGGTTATTAAAAACATTCAAATCGGTTATTATTGTATCTCATATAGATTTAATTCAAGAAAACGTTGATATAATTTCGAGAATCAAATATGATATTTTAACGGGATCTAATATATGTTGTTAACATATTTACAAAAATATGTGAAAAAATGACACGAAAAATATATAAAATACTAAATGTCAATTATAAATATGCCCGAAGATATTCTCGAGACTATATTGAGTTATATAAATCCTGTTGAGAAAACATTAAATGAACATATTGACATTATTTCACGAAATGGTTTAGAAAAGTTTGTAATTCAAAACTTAAACCAAAACTATGTGAATGATGAAAATGTAAATCGTATATTTTCTTATGTTCAAAATCTTAACAAAAAAGAAAAGGATAAAATTTTATGTGAATATGGATTGGCAAAAGGATTGCAGTTATTCTATAATTTTCACAGACACATTGGATATTCTTATAGTGATATATGCGAGTTTTTCGAATTACATGATTTTCCTATAGAAAATGATATCATTGTAATTATATTCATGAGAGAATTTGGTATATTTAGTGACGAAAATTGAAAGAATATGTACGATAAATGTAAAATATTGTATTTTTTTCGTGATTAAAAAGAGTACATGTTTGATACTTTTTCTAAAAAATAAAATAAGTTTATAAAATTTTGAAATATGTTAAGGAATGTACTCTTGCAGTCAATTGGAAACATCTTTTATAAATATTTATAGTCACAAAGCTTCTTGATCAAGGTTTCCTTTTTGATACTTACTATTTTACCGTCAATTTGTTTTGTATATCTTATTTTTTTGTTTTTTGCTATATTTTGTAGTTTTTCAATAGAGTAATTTTTTAACCTTTTTATATATTTTCGTTTATCAAGACATTTACTTCCTCCAATCGTTGAACTTGTTGAATTACTTTGACTTCCCGAACTATTGAGACTATTGGACGGTAACTTGTTTTTTATTTCATCAGGAAGATTTTCGATAATTGTTATATCGTTTTGAGTTAAAAACTTATTTATCTCTTCGTTTTTAATATCAAAAAAATATAGCATTTTAAAATCATAACTACAATATAATTGATTCAGTGAATTGTTTGATAATATATATTCGACATTATCATCATTATCATCATTTTCATTTACCCCTTTTAAAAAATAATGATAAGGATCGTCTAAATCACCATCGATAGGCTGTGCATGTTGATATTCTAAAATGAAATCAAGATTTTTATATTTTCGTACATGTATTTTACTGCCTTCGTCTTCAATTACAAAATGGTGTAATTTGATATTATAATCATGGTGTAATTTGATATTATAATCATTATTTTTGAATATGCGTTCTACAATTTCTTGATCGTCTATATTATATAGTGTTTTGTATTTAAATTCATAATCATAATAAGAGTTTTTAATTCGATTTAAATTAAATTTTGGACAAGATTCTCTTTGTCTAAGTATTGCTGTAATACCCTTCTGTTTTTTAAGAATAGGAGAACGAGATGAAAATGATATCGATCGTTTTTTTTTAGTTGACATATTTCTTCTATTTTTATGAAAGAAAAAATGTAAACAAGACGAGATAGATTTTTATAATTATGAATTTGAGTACATGTTTATTACTTTTTCTAAAAATTAAAATAAGTTTATAAAATTTTAAAATATGTGAAGGAATGTACTCATTTTAGGGGCTTAAGGAATCTTATAATTTTGAGTACATGTTCATAACTTTTTCTAAAAAATAAAATAAGTTTATAAAATTTTAAAATATGTAGTGAAATGTACTCATTTTAGGGACTTAAGGAATCTTTGAATTTGAGTACATGTTTATTACTTTTTCTAAAAATTAAAATAAGTTTATAAAATTTTAAAATATGTGAAGGAATGTACTCATTTTAGGGGCTTAAGGAATCTTATAATTTTGAGTACATGTTTGTTACTTTTTCTAAAAATTAAAATAAGTTTATAAAATTCTAAAATATGTTAAGAAATGTACTCTTTTTAAGGGCTTAAGGAATCTTATGATTTTGAGTACATGTTTGATAGTTTTTCTAAAAATTAAAATAAGTTTATAAAATTCTAAAATATGTGAAGGAATGTACTCATTTTAAGGGCTTAAGGAATCTTATGATTTTGAGTACATGTTTGTTACTTTTTCTAAAAATTAAAATAAGTTTATAAAATTCTAAAATATGTTAAGAAATGTACTCTTTTTAAGGGCTTAAGGAATCTT